TGCGCTGTCTTCAGCTCAGAACGGTTTGAATGCGGCTGATGGCCTTGTTCGTACAGCATGGGAAAAAGCACAGATCAGCCAATCTTTCGGTGGCATGATGGCGCTTACTTCTAACGCACTGCCAAGCTACACTTCAGGTTCTACTACTGATCGTGCTGGCGCTTTGGCTGCTGCTCCTGATGCAACTTACGTTACAGCTAAGGACACTATGACTCAGGTTCTGTCTCTTGACGGTTTGGGTACTGGTACTATCAAAGCTGGTGACATGGTAACTATTGCGGGCGTTAACCGTCTCAACGTAGCTACTCGTCAGCCTATGCTTGACGCTTCTGGCGCTGTTGTGCCTTGGACTGGTACTGTACTCGAAGATGTGACTATCGCTGGCAACGCTGCGACTATCACTGTTTCAGGTGCTGCTATCTACGAAGCTAACGGTCAGTACAACAACGTAGACGCTGCTCCTGCGGAAGATGCGGTTGTAACTATCCTTGGTGCTGCTTCAACTCTGTACCAGCCTAACCTCTTCTACACGAAGCAGGCATTCGGCATGGGTACTGTTAAGCTACCTAAGCTCTACTCAACTGACACTATTGCTACTACTAGCGACGGTATGTCAATCCGAGTATCGAAGTACGCAGACGGTGACGCTAACACGCAAAAGATTCGTTTCGATTTGCTTCCGGCGTACGCGACATTTAACCCCTTGTTTGCCGGAAAAGGCTTTGGGGTCTAGCGACTGAAAACGGACAAGGGGGCTTCGGCCTCCTTTTTCTAATTTTGCGAAGGAATAAAAATGGCAACTGTTGCTCAGGTCGCAAAAGCATCACTTCAGCGAATTCTTGTACAAGCATCTGAAGCTCCACTTGAGCCTGATGAGTACCAAGATTATATATTCGCTCTAAATAATTACATGGCTCAGTTAGATGCTCAGGGCATCATGCTGGGTTACACCGTGGTTGATAGCCTCGGTGATGAAGTCACAGTCCCTACTGGTGCGTTAAGAGGCATCATCGCTAACATGGCGATTGAAGTCGCACCTGACTACGGAGGCGTGGTTTCAGAGGGTCTAGCTCTGGCAGCGCGTCAGGGTATGCAGACCATGAGGACAATAGGTCAGCGTATCAGGGCCAGTAAACTGCCTGCTACGTTACCAATAGGCTCTGGCAATGAAAACGAGTCCTACGGATTAAGCGGACACTTCTACCCAGATCAAGAAGCAGAGATACTCGCCGAGACTACAGGCGCAATAGGTTTGGAGGTCAATACCAATGGCGGGTAATGCACAAGGTCGCAAGAAGAGTGAATTCGTCCAACAAGGTACGGTTCTAGCTAATAGCTATTTAGACTACGTTGTAAACGGTACTAACTACAAGATCAGCTATGACAACTTCGTAGCTAACCTTGGTGTGACTGGTTCTATCGTTCAGACCGGATCGGTAACTGGGTCGCCTGTGCTTGATGTTGATGGGTCTGTTAATAAGATCAGAAACATTGAAAGCGGCTCTGGTGTTAATGCGAATGTCTCAGCAGAGAATGGCATTAAACTTTCTCACAACTTCACCGCTAGTGCAGATGGTCTGCCGATCCTGTTAAACACAACCGCAGCATCTCCCACAATTGCAAGCATTGTCGCTGGCTCAGGTATTAGCATTGCCACGGTTAATAGTAGTGGCATTGAGATAACGTCTATCGCTGACCAGATATACGGTCAGGTGACCATGCAAGGTAACGCAACTGCAACAACTATTGCTACGCAAGGCACTCCTGTGAAGGTGGCTGGAACATGGGTTGTTCAAACAGAATCCAATTTCACTGGAAACACTACCGGACGCTTGACCTACAACGGCTCAACTACTGAGGTTGTTGCTGCAAGCGTGTCTATTACGTTTTCTCACGCAGCTGGTGGCTCAGATGATCTAGCTGTTTACATTGCCAAGAACGGCTCAGTAATCACAGGATCAAAACTCACTCGTGCGGTTACTGGTAGTGCCAGAGGTAATGTGGGTACATTCTTTAATGTCTCAATGGATACCTCTGACTACCTTGAGGTTTTTGTGGCTAACGACTCAGACACGAATGATATTACCGTAGTGGATTGCCTATTCGGGGTGGCCTAATGCCTGTAACTCAGTTACCCATAGCGAATGGTTTCTATGTATCAGACTCTCTGCCTATCGCAGCTCAAGAGTGTACGAACTGGTATCCGAATGTTGTTCAGGGTACTGGCTTGGCTCAAGAGACTCTATTCGGCACTGAAGGCATTGTTCAACTCGCTACCTCTGGTGTACTAGATAACGTCAACCGTGGGTCGCACGAGATGGCTGGTAAGCCGTACTTCGTCAATGGCGAAAGGCTATACCGTTTAGATGAGTCTGGTGACGATTACACCTTGACGTTCATCGGTGATGTGGAGGGGACTGTCAGAGTCTCTATGGCTGACAACGGCACACAACTGATGGTGCTTGTTCCTAACGGTAACGGTTACATCTACAACCACGTTAGTGACACCTTTGCTCAAATCACAGATTCGGACTTCACTGCGAATGGCGACCCCCAGTTCGTAGTGTTCATAGATGGCTACTTCTTAATCACCACAGACTCTAAGAAGTTCATAGTAAGCTCCATCAATGACGGCTTGAGCTACAACGCCTTAGACTTCGGTACTGCCGAGTCCGACCCTGATGACATTGTTGCTCCGGTGGTTTACAAAAACCAACTGTTTATCTCTGGTGGTCAGACCTTTGAAGCGTTTCAGAATATCGGCGGTGCTGACTTCCCTTTCCAACGTACAGGTCTATTCCTTCAGAAAGGCTGTTACGCTCCTTACTCATTGGTAAACGCCCAAGACACGTTTATGTGGGTAGGCGGTGGAGAGAATGAAGGGCCAGCTATCTGGGCGTTGAATGGAAATAGCACAGTCAAAATCTCCACCACAGCGATAGACTCATTACTGTCTACCCTAACGCAAGAGCAAGTCTCTAATGTCTTCTCATGGGCGTACGCGAGCAAAGGAGCATACTTTATAGGCTTCTCCCTGCCCTCTACAACGCTTGTATACGACACTACTAGCCAAAGGTGGCATGAGCGCAAATCGTTCCTAGAAGGCTCTTTAGGGGCTTTACGGGTTGCTTCAATCGTCAAGGCTTATAACAAGATTCTATGCGGCGACATCATTGACGGTCGTATCGGTGAGTTAGACCCAGACGTTTATACAGAATACGGAAATACCATTGTCAGAAGAGTCGCTACGCAGCCTTTCCAGAACAATATGCAGTCTGTGTTCTTTCCTTCACTAGAACTCACTGTTGAGTCTGGTGTGGGCAATGAATCAGTGGTTGACCCACAGATAGTCCTTGAGAGAAGCAAGGACGGCAAGACTTGGAGCGGCCCAATAGCTAGGTCAATTGGTAAGATCGGTGAATATACCCGTAGAGCCATTTGGCGAAGGAACGGCAGGGCTGCACGTTTTGAGGTGTTTAGATTCACCTTAACGGATGCGGTGAAACCAGTGATTATTCAACTGACTGCTAATATCATTGGTGGTGACAAGTGACAGGGCCAAGACTCAACGCTGCACAGCCTATTGTTTCGGCTAATGGAACAATGGAGCAACCATTTCGGCAATTCACTCAGGATGCGAGTTTAAGCATTCCTATTGTCGGCACAGGGTCGCCAGAGGGTGTAGTAGAGGCTAGGCAGTACAGTTTATATATAGACTCCACTGGTACTAGCGGTTCTATAGAGTACAGGAAGATGCAGCCATCCATTGCAGGCGATACGTCTCAAGGCTGGATTGCGGTATAAGTGTGGTAAAATTAACCAAATTTAAGTAGGCAGGCATCAAGATGATTGATCCAGTAACAGGCGCAATAATTGGGGGCGCAGCTAACCTAATTGGTTCAGCAATGACTAATCGGGCGCAACGCAAAGCGACTGAAGAAGCTCAGGCGATGAACCAAGCAGACAAAGCGATGGCGCAGCAGTACGCTCAGGCGGCTATGCAGCAGCTTCCTGCTGGATATCAAAACGCCCAAGCGGTGCGTCAACAGGCTTTAGGTCAAGGTCTTGGGTTAGCTGGTCAGACATTCCAGCCTACCGCTGAGATGATCAACCAAGGCGGCATGATGAATCAGAATGCGCTTCTGGCTGGTCTACAGCTTCAGCGTAACGCTATTCTTGGTAAAGACATGGACTACAGCACTTTGCAGGCTATGTCTCCTCAAATGGACTACTCTGCGCTATCTGGCCTGACTCAGCCTGAAGGCTTAACCTTCCAGCCTATTGAGCCAATGAAGAATGCCTTTACGACTACTCAGAATGAGATTCAAACCTATCTTGATGAGAATCCAGATATAGCGGCTGATTACCAACGGCAGCTTCCTCAGTTTAGAGAAGGCGACCCCAACAACCCTAACTACCGTGATGTGCAGTCGTATGCTAAATGGCACTACGACAACATTGGTAAATACGAAATAGAGCAAGGCAAACGTGCGCCTATCGGTAGCAAAGGTAGTGCAGCTCCAGCTCAGTCTTCTCAGTTAGTCACCACAGAGCAAATGAGTAAAATCCTCAACTCTGGGCAGGAGCGATAAGAATGGCTGCTATTCAAGAAATACAAACCCTCATTAGCCAAGGCCAACCAATTCCAGAGGGCTTGCAAAGAAATGCGTTAAGAGAAGCTGCTGCGACCGGAATGTCTAATGCCGACTTAGCTAGTACTTTAGGCGTTCCTGCTAGTATGGTAGATGATGCCGCCGCTACTCTTGCTGCAACGCCAGAAATAGGCGCATTGCCTGTTGATCGATTTATGCCACAAATACCAGCGCCAAGCCCCTTAGCTGGTATTGCTGTAGATAATAATTACTCTCAACAAGAAATAGATCAAGTTAGAGGCTTGGTTGATTCTGGCGCTGTCAGTATTGACCAAGTGGCGCAGAACTTCGGGGTCACTCCTAACTACGCTGCGGCGGGTTTAGGTATGTCTACTGAAGGCATGGCTATTGAAAACATCAATAACCAATCTGCTCAAGAGATTATGAAGTCTATCCCTGCCACGGGAAATTACACTCAAGATCAAGTAGAAACGATTACCGGATTAATGAATGCCGGAAAGCTGAATGTCTCAGACGTTAGCAAGCACTTTAACGTAGACGAAAGTTATACGATGGAAGTGATTAGTGGAGTTCCAAAAGAAACTTACGAAAAAGGCAACTTCACGCCAGAGCAAACTAAAAAGCTAGAGTCTCTAGTGGTCGCCGGTGTTGCTACAGCTCCACAGGTGGCTAAGTATTTTGATGCTCCTGTAAAAGATGTGACGGACTACCTAAAGAACAACACTGGTCTAAGCGAAGAGCAAATCGTAGACAGTATTTTAAGTGATGTAGCTGCTGATTCAGACTACAACATGAGCGATGCTGAAAAAGTTAAAAAGCAGATAGATGATGGAAACATCACTGTAGCTCAAGCAGCCAACCAGTTTAAAGTCTCAGAAGATGACATTAACCGTGTCATGGATGAGATGAATGCCGCTGGTGATACTACTGGTGGTGGCACTGTTGGCGGTGGAGATACTGGTGGTGATGGCACTGGCGGCACTGTTGGCGGTGGCGGCACTATTATAAGCGACCCATTGAAGCAGACCTCTACCAATACAGGCACAAACATAAGCACTGGAGCTGACCTAACTTTAGGCGGCGCTGCTGATTTAACTTACGGTCGTGACGGGGACACTATCCCCACGGGTCTAACCGGAGCAGAAACAGCTTTAACAGGCAGCGCTGCTGATGCTCTAAGTCTTCTTAACACGATCAACCAAGCAGGTCGAACTGATCTAACTGGTCAGACTCAAATAGGTCTAAATGACTTGGCTGCTGGCGCTGCAACTGCTAGAGGCGATATT